GATTGCTCGCGTGGTATTGTTCACCATGTTGTCGTAATCAGTACGATCAAGGAAGTCAAGCTCGGACTCGATTTCAGCTTCCGTAATACCAAAGCTGATGTAGCTTGCCTTACGATCCGCACGGATACGATTCTGCGCTTCTGCATTGAAGTTGCTACGGAACGTGAATCCATTGAAGTTAACATCGGTAGCACCGAACGTCGGCACCGCTGCCGATGCAGCAAGGTAAATCTGATGCGCGTCTGCGCCATACAGATTCGGAGCAGCCCACGTCGGGGACGGTGCAGACTGAACAGCTTCGCCCATTCCGAGGACACTGAGCGTGACGCGAAGGACACCCTCATCATCAACCACGAACTCGTACGATCCTACAACACATCCAACATAACCGAACACGACATTGTTACGAACAATCGTGATCGATAATGTCTTAGGTGTAGTTGAACCTGCCGCCGTGCTTGCGGCTCCTGCCGAAGAAGGCACGAACCTATACACGAACGGACCCGCACCCGTCTTGGTAATTGCATGCCGAGAAGCATACATCCAATACGGGAGATTGTTAGGATCAGCCTCCAGTTCAATATCACCTTCGACGTGATAGAAACTCGGTCGAACGTCAGAATGAATCGTCTGCTGACGAATCTGTTCCGAGTAATACTTCTCTTCCATGTACTGAAGTGATTCGTTCAGAACAGGAACGAAGATGGTAGGAGCTACATACGTTCCCATTACGGTTTCAAACGCAATTCCTACCTTACCTCCACCACCAAGACCCGCTGGCATTAAGAGTCACCTCCCTTCGTTGCTTCTGCCTTTTCCTTTGAAGTTAACTCAGAAGAACCTGTGAGTTTCGCATGCTCACCGTGACCGTAAATCTCCTTGATCGGACGACCCCACTTAGCAATGAAACGCAGTTCGTCCTCTGCTGTAAGCGCAACGGATTCTCCATTCTTAACGAGAATGCCGTCACAGTCGAATTCAAATCCCTTCTCGAAATCGGGAAGATCGACTTCTAGCTTGTATGCCATGATCCGCCTTTCTACGAATCCTCAAACCTGACCCGGTTCTGTCCTATCCAGGTCAAGCGAGTAGTGACGACACTTCTCGCTTTCTGACCAATCACTCTTGACGTAACACCTGGATACTCACCATTCACGAATCCGAAGATGATATGATCGCCAAGAGTGAAGTCAGCGTGAATCAGTTTGCGTACGTTAGTGGCTAACTGAATGTCCTCCCTGCTTCGGATGGCTTTGCCAACACTAAGCTTGGCGTGGAAGATAAAGATATCCAGATAAAACGTAACCATGAATTGTTGAGTAGCATGTAGTTCACGATCAAGCGGGCGCTCCATCGAAACCAGCACAGCAGGATATTCAGGAAGTAGTTCCTCGTCAATGCGAGCGACGAAGTTGATTCCCAAATCAGCCTTGTTGCTTTCGATCTTTTCATATACGTAGTCAAGAACTTCAAGCGCATCCTTGTAATCCTGCGTTGGCACGTTAGGCTCTCGGTAGGAACGTTCCGAGGGATGAGCGCATTCCCTGTGGACCCTTCCACCGAGATTGCATGCGACCGTTCGGCTTCACAAACAAGCTGATCGACCCATCGAACCATTCTCCGAAGATACGGAGAATCGATGCTGATGCCTTTAACGACATTCCAATGAATTCCCTCTTAGGCAGAGGATTCGGTGTACCTGCTGAAGTACGACGATGCGGTACACCATCCTGATGCGCTAATCCTGCGGATGGTAAGTTCTGTGCGCTATACCAAACCGAGTTATGCGTAATTCGGAATCGATCCTCATTCGCAGCCTCATGAAACAGTTCCTCGTCCTGGCGCAGAATGCCTACATTCGGATATCCTAATGCGTACGCAGCGTATCCAGTTTCATACGCGCGACCGTAATCTTCGTCTCCGAATCCGAATGAACTACCAGACCACTGCTGCCACGGTGTACCAGAAGGATCAGTTTCAGTAACGAATCGTTCGATTAAGTCCATCTGAACAACTTGCTTTGCCATTTCCATCGGAATGATGGTAGACTCGAGATTGTGTGCAGCCTGATGATATGCCTTCTCAAAGACAGAAGGATCAGGAACGAATTCAAACTGGAACCCAGGGCCGCGCCGTCTAAAGCCAGAAATGAAAGCCACTAGAAACGACCATCCTCCATCGTGAACTTAGGTTCATCTGTGGAGTTGTTCGGCCAGAAATATGTATTGTCAAACTGTGCGCCCTCAGTAGGTACTTCTTCAAGAATGATTGAACCACTAATAATTCCCATGAGAAGTCGCATTGCTTCATCGTAGATGAACTGCGCGTACTGAGGATCGTCTAGTGAATCCTCAGAATAACGGAGCCTGTAAGTAGCTGCCGCGACGAGACGGCCCGAGATAGCACGAATTAGTTGCGGTGTGCTATCCGGGTCCGTCCACGCCGCGAGAGTTAACGGTGCAATGACGCCTGCCAGAGTTCCACGAATGACTCGCTCTGCATCGAGAATGAGTTGTTCCTTATCATCAGGAATTTCCTCAAACTTCAGCTTGTCAGACGGAAGATGAGCCTGAACGTCTGCATCATTGCAAAGGGGCATGTTACGACTTCGCCCCTGACTTAACTTCATCTTCGATCTGCTCAGGTTCCTTGTCACCCTCAACCGTCTCACCATGCACAGTCTGTGCAAGAGCGAGGATGAGGTTCTGATCAATCTCACCCGAATCATCACGAAGCTGACTCATGATGAAGTCATTCGGAGAGCCATCATAACCTTCCGGCATATCGGGGAACTTGTAAGGCCGAACAGAACCGCCATCGACAAGAGCCTGCCACGCCTCATCCGAACACTTCAGGCTAGCCTGCGAAACAGACTCACCGGGAGCGATGGTATTGCGAGAGTGAATGATCTTGCGATCACGGACCATTTCAGTTTCGCCACCATTCAGAATGGTGGTCCATGCGTACATCTTGGTATCAGCCATTATTCATGCCTCCCTTTACCACGCCGTTGCGCCGAAGGCATCCTTGATCAGATAGCCTGCGAAAGAAGAAGTGACCTTCAAATCCCACTTGAATGAGACTCGAACGAGGTCAGACTTCCTACCTTCCTCACGCCATCTGTCAACCGGACGAACCGTACCATCAGGATAACGCTGTGCGAACGTCTTGCCGAAGCTAAGATCGTTCAGTCCCAGGTCCTCCTGATTGTAGAGAAGAATAACGTCCTTGCCCCAAACCGAGGACATAGAAACGGTAGCCTCTTCCACATCGTTAGTGTTGTAGTAATCATCAACACCGACGAGGATAATCTCACCGTCGAATCCAGTAAGCTTGCGGAAAGCTTCAGGATCAGTGAGATTGAAGTTCGTAAAGCGTGCAACCACGTCAGGGTGATTCTCAAGCCATGTTGCGCCCGAGGAACCCATCAGAAGCTTGTTCGGCTTGACACCGACGAGCGACGTGATCTTGTTGATTGCAGTACGAAGAATGTCAATCGGATTCGATGTTGCACCTGCGTAGTTATCCCACTGATCCGCCGCAAGAAGTGTGACGGTGTTACCAACGGGATAGGTTGCAGTATTCCGAAGCAGGTTCGCTGCGGAAATCTCATGATCGAGAAGAAGTGCTCCCGTCACGAATGCAGTAGCATCCTCATGCGGATTGATCTGGAAGCTACCACCGAATGCAGGATTGGCAAGTCCACCCTGCGAGTTAAGCTGCTGATCTTCCTCATCTGCAACAGCAGCCTGCAAGGAACGTTCGCGAGTCTTGAACGTATCCTCGCTCCAACGACCCCCGCGAACCTCGTTCGCGACGGTTCCCGGCTCACGGCGCGAAGGGTAACGAACACGACGCTCGCGACCCCACACACGATAACGACCTGACTGTGTATCCACCGGAACGAGCGGCAAAAGCCGTTCGCCGACGAATACAGGATCGCGGTATCCTACAGAAAACTCTGTAAGAATTGGATCGGAGTACAGAGTACCCGGATCGTACATCGGCATTCTGTCCTACCTCCCTTCTACGCCTTAATCGTTCCAGGTAACGAAAGCGTCACACGGCAATACTTACCAATGCCGGATGCTGCCTCGTCGCAGATACCAATGATGCGGTTAGTCGCAACAGCGACCTTTGCCGTACCGTTGGTGTGAATCGCAACTTCCTGACCCACTGCAATTGCTTCGTTAGCTTCCATGACCGTAGCACCTGCACGACGAACAGCAGCGCCCTTACCCTTCGCAATTTCAAGGGTAGCAACATCATGCTGAACGACGCCGACGACCATATCGGTAACAGCAGTGCAAGGAGTGACAGTTTCGACAGCGGAGAACTTAACTGCACGATACTTTACAAGCGCAACCGCCGCGTCGTAACCCTTGTCCTGAATAAAGTTGCCAGTCGGCATTTCCTATTTCCTCCTTCCCTAGCTCGCGAGGTACGCCTGCGCTAACTCGGGATGCTCGGAAGCAACCAAGTCTCGCGCTGCCTTGAACTCTAAGCTATCCTGCTCCATTCGCTCACGAATCATCTTCGTGAACTCCTGGCGAACGTCCTGACGCGATGCTCCACGCGGATCGAATGCATCGGAAGAACGCTGACGTGAAGAACCCTTCTCACCAACAGGCACAAGACCAGCCTGTGCAATGTTAGTAAGGAGGGCACTCAGATCACTAGTAGAGAATGAACGCTCTGAAATGCGAAGATGCGCCTGCTCAACGAGTTCAATAACTCGGGTAGGATACCCACGTTCGGTATCTCCGACAACTTCAAACTCCTGAGCAAACAGACGTGCGTTGTTCGTACGTGCTTCTCCGCTCAGACGATCAAGCTCTGCGGCCTGATCAGGGAACTGTGAACGAAAGTCTGTTGCAGCGGAACCCTGCTCGCGAGCATCAATGAGAGGACCGACAACCTCATCGAACTCACTTGTGACTAACTGTGAAAGCTCTTCGTCAGTCGTCTCAGCAGTGTAGGAAACTCCAAGACGATCTGCGAGAGCCTGAAGCTGCTCTCTATTCATTACCGATTCCTCCGGTTCCTCGAAAGCTGCTGGCGGTGAGTTTCTTCGCCAACCACCTTCAATTGCTTTGTCCTTATCTTCCTGCGGTCGCGGGGTAGGCTCCCCACCTGTGCCTGTACCGGGTTCGGAATGTTCCTTGTCGGCGTCGTAACTTTGTGAAGGTACGACGATGCCAACTCTCTGACTTGGACCAGCATTGAAACCACCTTCACTTGCTCGACCGACAACAGAGTCAAGAGTCTGAATTCCGTCGATCATCCCTAGTTCAAGAGCCTTTTCCGCGCCGAATACTCTACCTCCACCGTAGGTGTTATTAACCTGATCGAAACTAACGTTTCGACCTAATGCAACTGCATTGAGGAAACGATCGTTTGCCTCGTTTACAATTTCCTGCATATGCTGACGTGCCGATGCGGAAAGCGGTTCGTCAGGATTTCCCTCAGCCTTGTTATCTCCTGCTGTGATGTACGTAACCTTCACGCCATCCTGACGATTCTTCTCGCTATTATCCTCATGAACGAGATACGTTCCGACCGATCCGACGTATGCAGAATCAGTTCCAAACAACTGCGAAGCCTGCGCACCAATGTAATACGCGGCCGATGCGCACATATGATTAGCACACGCGATGATTGGCTTCTGCTCGCGTGCATTCCTCACCATCTGTGCGGTTTCCTCAACCATCGCGGCAGACCCACCAGGACTATCGATATCCAGTACGATCGATCCGATCATAGGATTCTCGATAAGTGAGTTGAACTGCGCTCTAAACTGTTCAAGCGAAGTTGCACCGCTCATTTCTGTCATGAGATTTGCCTTTGGGAAGATCGGTCCGTACAGAGGTAAAACCCCCACAGCGCCGGAAGCACGCGGAGCCGAATCCCTCGGAGCCTTGCCGCTCATGCGAATTGCAATCTCATCTGACGAGAGACGTTCGCCTCTCACGCGAGCGTTTACGATTTCCACGACCATACGTAGACTCTGTTCCTCCATGTACCACGGAGTCTGAGTCATTGCCTGGATGATATGACCGTACTCACTCATTCTGCATCATCCGTCGGCTGTGTGTTCTTCGACTTCTCAATGTTATCTCCTTCTGCAACATCGCCCTTCTGTTCGTTCTGCTTAATCGGGGTTTGAACTCCACCCTTCTTAAGCGGAGCATCGATGATCGAACGTGCCCACTGCTCAGTTTCGTAGTCGGGAGTAATGACGTTGCGAGCGAAGAGATTGGCAAGACCCGATGCCCACTGCTGAAGGTCCTTAGTCTCACCAATGTTGCGAACCTGCAACTTCGGAAACTTGTCAGTCGTATAGTTGTATGCGACTAACTCAGGAATGCAGTAGAGGTTGAAACAATCGCAGATCAGGCTACCAAGATAACGAAGTGCCTTAATGAACATATCCTGATGCGAACCTGACGTTGCTCTACCTCCACCAGTCCCTTCAAGACCGAGCAGAAGGAACTGTGTCATGGTATTAAGCATGATCATTCCGTTATGATGTTCAACTGAACGCAGAACATCGACAGGCTGACCCGGCAATTCAGCAAACTCGAATAGCCAGCCTGTAGGGATAACACCACCAGCGCGCTCGTTGGTGCGAATGTTCTGCACCATTTCTAGCGCGGCTTCCTTATCCGCATCCTTGTAGTTCGGCGGAAGTGTAATGAGAGGGAATCCCATACCATGACGTTCTTTCTGGATTCCGTCGATCTTGTAAAGCTGTTCCTTGTAGTACCAGTGCTTATGCGATGTTCGTAAGATCGACTTGCCCTCAAGATTCCCGCCCTTCTTATTGAAACTGAAGATGATCAACTTAGAAATGTCAATCTCTTCTGGTTTCACCTTTCCATCGGCTTGCACAGCATTCTGCACAATACCGAGGGGTCCACCATTATCGTCATACTTGATTTCGGTAATGGTGGGTGTAGGACGGGGAGCTAGCTTCTTGATCATTGTCATGTTGCGACGATTGGCACCTTGCTTACGGGGTGCCCATTCGCGAGTCTCGTAGACCTTCTCCAACACTGCAAATCCAAACTCCAACATTCGCAGCGTATCCTCGAGAGTCAGGAGGAACGGTGCTGATGTTCCTTCCAATAAGTTGTAGGAGACGAATTCCCGCACTTCCTCAGCTTCCGGTGAATCATCGAAAGCCTCAACGAAGTACATTGCTCCCATGACGGGCATCTTTGCGGCTCGTAGAGAAACATCTACCGCCGCATCGTTGTTCGTCATTTCATCGTACTTCGCGACAGCCTGTGCGCGGTTGCCGAGAGAAGGAACTAGATCGCGCGTAAGACCACCACGCGATGATCCCTGCTCCTGCATCACCCTGTTGTCAGGGTTTATTGCGCCCTTAGATTGATACGAAGTACCAGTAACCTTTTTCCGAGGGTTCGGAGTAGGTTCAGCTTGTGAAGGTTCCTTCTTTCTATCAAAAGGCCACAAACGAATCCCTCACGATCGGTGAGTTCTGCCGGAAGAATGATTCCGATTCAGTCTGCTTACCCCCGGTAGGATAAATGTCGCTCAGGTGCCCACCCGCGCCGAGCACAAAATACTGAGAAAAGAAGTAACGAATCGCGTCAGGTCCGTGATCGTCATATTTATGCTGACCTTCACGCGCATTCACACCGTCACGTTCATCAGGAGGACGAAGGTTATTGAACTGCCGAATTAGCTCAGTGCATGAGGGATCAATGAAGAACTTGGGCTTGCCATCAGGCTGAACTTTCATCCACTGCTTGACATATTCAATTCCGATATCCCATCCTACATCTTCCCGCAAAACCGGGCCAATCACTTGCTCAAGTACAGCAGCCTGATCTGGCGCTCTTGGATCACCAGTTAACCCATCGAGATGGAAACCAGGGGGACCGCCACGCTTCTTAAGATATTGAGCATGATCCCACCCTGATCGATGGCGCTGAACGTACTCGCGCCAAATGTATACGTTGTCCTCTGGATCGATCATTATGTCATAACAAACTGTGGGGTTAGCCCAACCGAAGTCGAATGCCCACCAGTTCGACCATTGCGGCTCGTAGGTAATCGGCTTAACGTGAACCTTCATATCGAACTCGTCATAAATCTTTCCTGTGAAAGCTGTGAACTCCGCAGCAATCTCCTGCCGGAAGAACTGTGGAGATACAGTATCTTCCATTTCCTTAATTTCAGGATCGTCACGGCCACCAGGAAATACGACTGGATTCGCCCAGGAAGGAAGAGTCCAAGATTCGTAATTCGGATGCTGGTCATGTAACTGTCCCATTGTGAACAGTCCGTGGAACCAGTTATATCCCTTTGGAGTAGAAGTGAAGATTGCCCATCCGTTCTTGTCTGCAAGAGTAGGACGGACGAACTGTTCCCAAGTAGTTCGAGAATGTCGTGCTGCCTCTGCCATGATCACGCCCGACAAACCTTCACCGAGTAGACCTTCCTGACGATCAGCAGACTTCACTTCAAGCACAGTTCCCCAGGGCATTTCCATTCTCATCAATCCCTGTGGAATGTTGTACTGCTTCTTGATCTTCGTTCCCAATCCGAGTTTGCGCACCACGTCCTCGTAGACGATGCGAAACTCCTTTTCTCCCTGAACGTAGTTCGGTCCGACAATCCAGTAATAGCCGACACGTTCAGGATCGACTACAGCAGCGGTCATTTCCTTTGCGCCGAATGTCGTCTTTCCATATCGGCGTCCACAACTCAGAATCTTGTATCGAGTCTGTGAGTCGTGAATTGCTTGCTGATCAGCAGAGTGCGGCTTGTATCCGATCTGATCAAAGATACGTTGCTTACGTTCTAGGTCAATCATCTTCGACCCTGAAGAAGATCGGTCCCTTTACAACGATATCTAGACCCGATGTAAACTTGACATACAGCTTATATTCCTTCCCAATGACATATGCTGCCAGTGTTGTATCAATAGGAAAGATGCCAGTCATAGGCTTGCTAGCATGCCTAGACCATGCGATGTTTGTCTGTACAGCAGAATCATCATCTTTCAGCTTCACATCGAATAAGCGGGAGGTCACGTTATCGAGGTCAGTTAAAACCTCCAAGCGATCCCGCATGGCAATGAGAAGCGATTCGACCGTTCCCTTCTTCAGTACCTCCATTACGCCCTCCAAACGAATCGCTTGGTAATCATGTTCGTCCAGCGCAGCATTGCGTCTACAACATCCCAACGTATAGCAACTGCCTCAGTTGTTGTCCAGCGTGCGACCACCGCATCAATTCGATACCGCAGCGCAACTCCAACGATTTCGAGAACGAAATCAACTTCGACAAAAGCGTACCCACCCTGCAAGTCGAGATAGACAGTTGCCGAATCTCCGTACCCCTGCGCATCTGTGCCTGAAGGCAAAAGCTGCAATCGTACGGTAAATTCATCTGACGCTTGTAAGGTTTCAACTGGAATAACAACCAGATCAAGCGGCACAGTATCGGCATCCGTGCGCTCGTATGCTTCCTGGCTAAGTACCTGAATATCGAAGTAAACGCTAGCTGCATCGATGAATGCTGCGAACTCAGTTGAAAAGATCGACAGATCAAGAGGAACGGTTTCAGTTTCAACGTACGTAGCAATGTCCGTCGCATTCGCTTGTACGTCAACATATACCTGTGCTGCATCAGTCGTTTCTCTCTGAATCGATTCCGTACCGCTGGCCTGAAGATCAACCAGCACAGTGCTGGAATCTACATACTCTGATAGCTCAGTGCTGCTGACAATTAGAGATAACGGAACAGTTGCA